GCATTGGATCAGTAGAAGAGTTTCTACTAATAGGTTTGACTACACCCACCGCTTCACCTCATATGTTGGGATCGACAGCTTGCGGCTGATGTCTTCGACGCTCATTCCCTGACCAGAATAATACGCAGCCTTCTGTCTCATGCTTGATGTCGACACGACATACTGTGACCCGTCGATCAGGCTCTCAGCCCACCCAAGATAATGTGTCTGATGCAACTCAGTTGTCTGCCTCACCTTGCCAAACGAAATCTGACTGACCATACGGATACGGCTGTCGGGACGTAGGCGTTGCTCAAGAAATCCGAAAGGCGTCCACACTTTTCCTGCGCTGTCGACTACCTCCAGCTCAGTGTCGAACAGGCCAGCCTTCGCCTTCGCGTCACCTTTCTTCTGGAAGACTTGGGTCACCATGATCTGCGTGTCGATGTCCGTGAGCTGCGCAGTTGACCCGGCTTCCCGGCCAAGCCCAGCCTCCCCCGGTTTGTTCCTGTGGTGAACCATCACCACCGACGCCCCATATTTATTTCGGATAGACTTAGCTACATGGTTCACCTTGAACCACTCACTTGCCGACGCCTCTTCCAGCCCACCAAACGCATTACGGATCGTGTCGATCACTACGATGTCGGGCTTGATTGCGTCGAGCCATTCACCCAGCAGACTAAACCCCGCCTCGGTGGAGAGGACCATCTCACCACCATCTTCTTGGCTGATAAGGCTGGGCGACCACATATTGAAGTTGTCGGTCGGGTCGCCAAACATCCTGACAAAATTCTTAAAACGGTAGAGAATTGTGCGAGCTGGGTTGTCGTAGTCTAAGTATAAAATCTTGGCTGGCTTGGTGGAGTATGGGCCGAACTGTTCTTTGCCAGCAGCCATTGAAGTGAGTAGAGCTTGCAGAAAGAAAGACTTGCCGTGGCCATTGTATCCTACGACTTGGCTGATCGTAGCCGCAGGGATCAGAGGGTCTGCCCAGTATTCTGTGTCGCCAATACTGTCGAGCAGTCGGTCAATGTCTGACCCCAAGATTGGCTTGAGCCTGCCCAGACGTATCTGTTTCTTCTCGGCCTTGATGCGGTAGCCATCGCTATCATAATCACTTGGGTAGTTGCGGCGATCCATGTCGATTGCGCTGCGCACCTTCGCCTCTAACCAGCGAGAGGTTTCGTCGGGTGTGTAGCCTGCCGTGTTAAAGAACTCGTCGTTAAAGTCTTGCGCCATCTTCAACAGGTCGTCACCTGTCGCACCCTGCCGACACTTCTGACCCGCATAGCGCAGCATCAGTGCGTCCGTGCCATCGCCATCCATTAGCTTGCGGCCAAGGTGCGCGACACGTACCTGTGTCTGATCCCAAACAGACACAAACTCTTCTGGATTGTGTAAGCCAACGCCTGACAAATCTAATGCGCCGAAAGAAAAATCGTCTGATGTACTCTCGGACGCGACGCCCTTCCACGGGTGCATCTCCAAGTCATCGAAGTCTATGCCATGCGCCCACTCGTAATTACCAACGACTTCGCCGTCCTTTACCTTGACGGAAGGCGGAAGCATGGCGTAACCACCATCGCCTCTGAAGTCTAAGCCGCTGATGTCTGGCCAGTCTCGTGCTATGCCGCCAGCCTTGTTCGAAAACTTTGCACCCTCTCGTGGGTGAGCAAAGTAAAAGTGCTTGCCTCGTGCCGTCGACACCTCAAAGGGCGTGCGTAAATTGTGCTTGTCTGCGTACTTCACGGCGGCGTCGTTGTCGCAGTCCAACACAACGACACCACTCAGCTCACCAGTTATTACACCGATGTTAAAACGCTTCACGATGTTGCCGCTTGAAGTCTTAACTCCCTCGTAAAACCAATCGTCAATCTGCTCGGACGTGAGCGGCGTAGTCTGCAAATCTATCCACCCCACCAAGGGTGTCTTGGACGACAACGACACAGGCAGAATGTTCCACCCCCTGTCGTGCGCTTCAATCGCAGCAGTGTGTACCTGCGCAAACCAGTCGTTCCATTCCTGCTCAGTCAGTTGCTTGCCTGTCATGCTGTTCCTCAAAATAATCGTTGATGTTGATGTTGGGGTAATGCTCCAGCAGTTTGGCCAGAGTTGGGGTTCCGAAATATCCAGTACGCATAGACCTGTAGGGATATGTTCGATGGTGGCCGAGGACTTCAGCCACGGTTGAAACGCCACCACAATCTTTGACCAAGCGTGCGGCGTTAAATGTTAATGCCATGTCTTTCTCCTTATCATGTACACCAGCATCTAACGGCCAGATTAGCAACCGTCTATACGTCTGTGTTATATGTGACACAAACTGGGACACACCTTGGTTGCTTAAGGGACAGTTCGGATATACAAGGGTGAAGTTAATTCAACTTCAAAGGAGACATTGAATGTCTGATTGGGACACCCAAGCATCAGTTAATACAGCCGACCCTGCGTTACTTGCAGCGGTCAAAGAATATGCCCAGATCACAGGTACGCTGTCCAAGTTACAAGATCGTCACTCGGCTCTCGCAGATACGATTGCCGCGCAGTTTCCAATTCAGTCTGGAGAACAGGCCATTGACGTGGACGGCATGACTGTAACGTGCAGCCGTCTGGAAAGATGGAAGTGGGACGCAGAATATTTGGATGACATCTTTGCGTCGAGCGAAATTCTGCCAGACCACATTAAGAAAAAGCTGACCGTGAACAAGCGGTTGTTTCAGAACCTTGAGGACGAAGAAAAGAAAGTCTTGCTGCCAGCCCTCACTCGTGAACCCGGCCCAGCTCGCGTGAAAGTCATCGAGGTGTCCAATGTTTAAGGCACAGAACACAAAAGACAGCACGACTTCCTACATGAAGTCTTTGTTTTTTGCCCCTCATGGTTGGGGCAAGACTACCCAGTTTAAGCATCTTCAAGAACACTACGGCAAGGGCTTTATCATAAGCGGTGAGAGCGGTCTGTCGTCTATCCGCTCGGCGGGTATCGACTACCTACCTTTCGACAGTTGGAATGGCGCGTCTGACCCAGCAGCCAACAGCTACAGCTTTGTCGACATCTTCAAATGGATGAAGACGCCAGAGTTTAAGTCAGAGGGTTACAAGTGGGTGGGCCTAGATAGTCTGACTGAGCTTTCATCTCACTCGCTGAAGGCTGCGCAGCAACACGCAGATGAAGAGGCGCAGCGCCAAGGTAAGAAAAACGCCAACGGCTTTGAGGCGTGGGCCAAACACACTGCCAATTTAATCGGTGCGTGCAAGGCGATCCGCGACATGCCGATGCACTTTCTGGTCACCGCTCTTGCGAAAGAGAGCCAAGACGAAAACGGCAACATCGAACACTGGCCATTTCTTGATGGCAAGGCAGTTCAACAGGCGTTGCCGGGTATTTTTGACAACGTCTTCGCAGGGGTAAGGGCCACGTCTGGCGACAAGGATAACCCAAAGGTGCTGCGGTATGTAATCACCGACGACGTGAAGGGTTGGAAAGGGAAGGTGCGCGATGAAAAGCGTAGGCTCCTACCCGCAGAGCAGACAGGAAACTTAGTCGATCTGTTCAAGAAGATGGGCATGTCTGACGCAGACTTTAAAAAATTATCTAACGCACAGGAGCAAGAAGCATGAGCTTTTCTTTCAACGACTTAAACTTATCCACGGTGAATGCGTCTAGTGTATCTAGCGCGTTACGACCGGGGCGTTATGTGTGTCTCGCCAAGGGAGCCAAGCTGAAAGACACGAAGTCTGGCGGCAAGATGGTAGAGGTCGAGCTTGAAGATGTAGGTGGCATGGGAAGTCTGCGTGCTTTTCTCAATGTCCACATCCCATCTTCCGATCAGGCCACACGCATTGGCTTAGAGCAGCTTAAATCTTTGCTAACACTTGGCGGTCACAAAGACCCAAACAACGTGGGAAAGCACGGAATTGCAAGCATCAACGGCTTGAGGGTTGGGGTGCTGGTTGTTGCTGAGCAATACACGAAAGACGGGGAAACTCGTAACGGCTCTCGCGTAAAGGGGTTCTTAGACCCTGCGACTATGCAGACCGAAACCAATTCCAGTTCACATAGTTCGCCACCTTCCCGTGATCTGGATGACGCCATCCCGTTTTAACCTCCCAGCGTGATGGCGAGACTGGGGGTGAGAGACTGTGGGTATGCCCAACGTATATCGTTGCAGCGCCCGAACTTTGTTAAACTCACCCCCTTTTTTAAATGGACAAATGGACAAGGCAAATGGACAAATGGACATCGTGTCCAGACATCACAAGTCTGATCACTGAGGCGTACCGACAAGAAAATCGTGGCAAGCCACGGCAGTACATCGGTGCTTCTGGCATAGGACAGCAATGCTTAGCGTCCATTGCCTTTAGCTATCGTGGCTACCCAGACACCGAACCCGAACCACAACTCAAGCGCATATTTCGTGACGGACACAAAATAGAATACGATGTCGTAAAAGACATGCGTAAAGCTGGCGTGCATGTGATGGAGAATGACCCACTCACAGGCAAGCAATGGCGATGGACGGGTTATGGTGGGCTGGTC